TAAAATGTATGCGATATGGATAAACTCCTTTACTTTTCCTGGTTGAATAACTATATAAAAGCTATGTCAGATATTAAAGAATATCCAATAAAAGAGAGACAAATAGGCGATTGGTCTAATGTTGCCGAACTAATCGATTTCAAAATTGTAAGAACTATTAAAGGCGGATTGCTTGGAAAGCAAATGGCTGATGTTTTATTTATTTACAAAAAAAAATTTAATCAATCAGATGTACAACAAAAAAGACTTCATCTTTATGGAGAAGAAGGAGCTGTTTATAAAAGATGTATAGACATCATCGCTAGAAAAAAAAATGAAAGACAAAAAAAAGAGATGATTGATAAATTTGTTGATGAATTTAATTTAACAAAATTTACTACAAACCAAACAACATCTCCTGGAACTTTACTTGGAAGAGCTATCGAAAATACTGGTTATACTGCTAGACAATTTGCAGAAAGAACTGGTTTAAAAGCTCCAACTTTATATCATCATGTAAGCGGTGGAAGAGAGATCTCAAGAGAGATTGCTATGGAGTATGCAGATAAATTAAATTGTGATCCAGTTGATTTAATGTTTGATAAAAAGATGTGTCCAGTCTGGGCAAAAGTTGATTTGCTAAAACCAACTGAATTAGAAGATGTTTATAATCCAGGAAGATTATTTAGTTACGCAGCTGAAGCTAAAGATTTTGAAAATGTAATTGTACCAAGAGATCTTTACAGAGAAGATATTAAAGCAATTAAAATTACTGCAAGAGGATCAATGTACGATAATAAAATTGCTTTTTATTACAGAGCTAAAAATAAAGAAAATAATATTTTAAATCAATTATGTGTAGTTGGTGTTGAAGTACCAGTTGGTCCAGTTGAATTTACAAATGATACAGAGACAAGATATTATTTTGGTTTATATGAAGAAGTTAGAGGTCAATGTAATTTAATTAATCCAGATCCTTATTCTGGAGATTTAGAAAATAAATTTATATTAAAAAACTTTACACCAGAATTTATTACACCAGTTGCTGCTCTTGTAAATCCAGATGCAGTTAAAGATCAAACAGATTTAAAAAAAACAATCCCACAATCAGCTTTATTTAGAAGAGAAGAAATACTTGCAGCTGAATTAGAAAAAACAAAAAAATTATTATTAGCAAAAGATAAATACGAAGAAGATCTTGGAGATGTTGTTAAAGCTACAAAAGAACAAGCAAGAAAAATAAAAGCTCAAGCAGAATTACAAATGCAAACTGCATTAGAGCATGAAAAAAAATTGAGAGAAGAAATGAAAAAAATTTCTCAAGCTATTGAAAAACAAATGTATCAAGAAAAAAAATCTATTCTTGCTACATCTAAAAGTTTATTTGAGAAAGCTGTTCAATCAAATCAAAGAAGAACAAAATTACATATCGTAGGTAAAAAATAATGATTTGGAAATTAGATGAAAATAGAAAAGAATATACAACAGCCGCTGGTGCAGCTAGATATATTGGATTACCAAGAACAACTTTTATTTATTACACATCAGATGATTATCCTTACAAAGTTCCATCAAGAATTATTTTATTTAAAAAGGTTTTTTACAAATCAGATTTGGATGAGTGGAAGAACAAAACAAGTAAAATCCAATTTAGTTATAAAAAGAAGTTAGTAAATACTGATGCTAATTTGTCGAATGTGTCGAACTTTCCGAAGCAGACGAAGCAGTCGAAATAGACACTAAAGTTTATCCATATCGCATAAACTCATTTACATATTATCTGGAGGTCTTATATGTCCTTCTATATGATAATAAAATCAAACACTACAAACGACTTACCGATTTCTGATCCTTTAGAGGCAGCTTTACAAAACACACTTCCTCTCTTCGCACAAAAATTAAAAATCAATCACTACTCTCCAACTCAATTCTCAATTCCAGATGCAGCTTGGTTATTCAAATATGTTTGGATGGACCAAAAGATGAGAAGAGAATTATTGCCAAGCAATGCAGCTATGGAAAGTGGAAAAATTGTTGGAGAAGTTTTGCAAAGAATTTATGCAGACACAATTTATAAATTACATCCAGTTAAGAAAAAAGTTGCACCAACAACAAATGAAAAAATTACAAAAGATGCTGCTCTCCAGGAAGAGATAGAAAAATTAAAAGAGTATGTTCCTAATGATGAGAAGGACAGCGATAAGAAGCAAAAATATTTAGAAGAAATCCCAGAAGTAATTAATCATGCTTTATCTGGATTAAAAGAACTAGCGGTGGCAAGTCCAGTAACTTGCGAAAGACAAATATCAATCGATCAACTGGAAGGTTTTTCTTCTCCGTTGTTACCAACAGTTGGTAGAATTGATTTTGACTATGGAAGTATCAATAATCATGAGTTCGGTACACCTCTCACAGAGACTAATCCGACATCCCAAGCGGATGCCTTTCCTCATAAGATTATTGAACTTAAAACTAAATGGTCTCGTCTTGGAAAAGTTAAAAAGGATGGCTCTAGGAGTTTTCTTGTTTCCTCCATACCAGCTACCGCTAGTTTCAATCATTGTTGCCAGGTGGCAACTTATGCAGCACATTTTCAATTTAAAGTTCCAGCTTATTTACTTTATGCAACAAAAGATGGTTACACAATTTTTGATAGCACAAACTGTCATCACTTAACTGTTGATGGAATGAAAAAGAATTTACAAATTATGTTTAACACTTTCAGAAGAAGAGAAAGAATTTTAGCTTTGTCTGAACATCTAACTAGAGAAGAAATTATTGAAGAAGCTGCTGGTATGATGGATATGAATTTAGATCATCCTTTTGCCTGGAATGGAATGCCACCAGAATTATTAAAAGAAGCAAAATTATTATGGAAGCTATCATGAAGTTAGAAGAATTTTACATCCAAAAACAGTTGGACAAACACAAGCAACAAGTAAAGAGAAGAATTTTATCGGCTCTCTTTATTTTAATCATAGGAGGAATAACTATATGGCTGATATAAAAGATAAGCTGGTCCAGGCTGTAAATGAATTTAAAAAATCATTAGATGGACAAACAATTTCAATACATGGAAAGTCGTATGCTACAGTTTCGTTAAGAATAGCTGTTGCAAGAAGAGTTCTTGGAACTGCATTAGATATTGTAACAAAGATAGTAAGTATCGATGTGAATACAGTAGTGATGCAATCAGATATTTATATTGATGGTGTTCATGTATCTACTGGTCATGCTGAAGAGAAAAGAGCAGCATCAAAAATAAATCAAACTTCCGCTTTGGAGAATTGCGAAACCTCTGCTACTGGTAGAGCTCTTGCATTCCTAGGCTTTATTTCAGATGGAATTGCATCTGCTGAAGAAGTTTCTGTTGCAATAGTGCAGCAAGACAAAAAGATCCAACAAGCTCTAAAAGATTTAGAAGCTGTGTCTCACAAAGGATCTTATCAAGAATGGTTGTCCAAAAATAAATCAATGTTAAGTGAGCTGAAGATTAAAAATCCAATAGCTTACTCAACTTTTATGGAGGATTTCCAAGTACACAAAACCAATCTGCAAACCAAAGGAGTTATTTAATGTCAGATGATTTTAATACAGAAGCTAAAAAAGACAGACCAGATCTTGGAGCTGCTTTTATAGCAACAAATAAAAAATCTCCACAGTCATACGATATGTCAGGAACTATTGTTGTTGATGGAGTTAAGCATCGTTTCGGAGCTTACAAACAAAAAGCTAGCGGCAAAGGTAAGATGCCAGAAGGTACAGAGTTTTATACTTTTTACAGAGTAGAACTTGCCGATGAAGCTAATGGTGCTGGAGCTGCTGATACAAGCTTCAACCCAAGTGAGTTGGAGGCTTAAAGTGAACCCAGATAAATTCAAAAGTGTTGCCATCAATATTAAAACTTACCAGTTGCTTGAAGAGCTTTCTCAAAAGAGATTTGAGTTGCCGATAAGTATGTCAAAGACTGTTGAGTTCTATGTTCAAAAAGGTCATGAGGATTTTAAAGGTAAGGATGCCAAGAAAAAAACTTCATAGCCGCCTGGAGGAACTGGAAAGTTCCAGACAAGATCAGTATGGATCATTTGAGGAGAATATGAATAAGATTGCTGCCTCTTGGTCCATACTCTTGGACAAACATTTAATTGAGCCAATTCAAGGATGGCAAGTTCCATTACTTTATGCTCAAGCAAAAATAATCAGATCCACACATAAATTTAAAGAAGATAGTTACGATGATGCTTTGGCTTACATCGTTCAAGCACATGACATGCACAAAGAAAAGTCAGAAGAGATTGATACCGATGAGTTACTTGGAGTGGAAACTAAACCAAGAACTAAATGGTAGATCTACTTTTGAAAAAGATGACAAATTTCAAATCGAATACAAGGAGTGGTTAAAAAATGAGTACAGAAAAAAACCAGAGCCAAGAAATTAAAGTAGAAACAAACATACTTAAATTTCCTAACTGTAAAGAAAACCACCAGTTGGAAGAACACAGAAAATTAAATGAGCAATTAATTAATTCAATAGCAACAAAGATGGCTCATGACAAATACGATCAGTTGCCTCTTATACAAGAAGAGATCTTATTATTAACTAATCATGGCGAAACAATAGAGTTTCCAAAACATATAGCAGCAAGACTTATTTCAGTTCTTGCTACTCAACTTAACCGCAACTCATTCATGGAGGATTTATTATGAGTAGAAAAAAAAGAGAAAGTTATATCTCTTATGACAAAGAAGCTTTCTTAAATAAAGCAACTGGTCCATATACAAGACTAGATAATACCGCTTGGTATTTAAAAAAGAAAAATACAAACGATGGCAAGGTAGGTTATTTTTTAAATCTACATACTAAATATCAACAAATGCCTGATGCTTGCTTTGCAGCAACAGCTGAAAGAACACCAGAGCTAAATGTTCCAGCTATACAAGAGCAAATCAAAAAATTTATGGAGGTCAATAATGAAAGTAATTAGAGACCAGAAGTTTATAACTTTTTGTGAAATGCTTGGATCTAATATGAGGTTTTGCAGATTAAAATTTGGAATGCCGCAAAAGTCATTGGCATATCATATAGGTGTAAGTCATCAGAATGTTCAAAAGTATGAAGCTGGAGACATCATTCCATCTGCATATAGATTAAAACAAATTGCTGATTTTTATAAAGTTAAAACAGATGATTTAGTAGATCCAACTTTCATTCACAGATCTACAAAAACTAATGAAGCTTTAGATGCAGCACCATCATTTGATGCAACAAAGTATGAGGAGTTTGACGATGAATATCCTCCTGGAGCTGGTGCATTAGAAAATGATCCAAAGATGCAAGCAACTTATGATGCAATATTGGAGGACAAATAATGGCTATATACAGATCTCCATTTTTTCACATTGATATTGAAGAGCAAGACTATCCA